CATTCCAAAAGAAACAGTGTGAAAACGACATAAATCTAAATATGATTTTATTAGTTTATCTTTAGATAATTTACCCTCATCCGCTAAATCTTTATATTTTAATAAATTTTTAACCAACTTATTTGAATCAATACCATTTTTGTTTGATTTAATTAGTTTATATATACCTTGTTTAATTGCTGATGGTGTGTGACCTCTTGCAGTAATTATAGAAAAAATGGATCCATTATTAATTGCTTCAACAAAATCATCCCATACTGGTCCTGTTGGTGAGACCATAACATCAATTAAAAATTGATCGTCATAAGTAACACCGAACTCGATATAAGCATCTTTTGCTGGTCCAACAATGGTATGTCCATTATATTTAAATAATTTTTTACCGACCATATCTCTAAATTCCGCAAAATCTTTTGTGGTCATACCTACTTTATTACCTTTATCATTCAAAAGATAAATTTTTGTTGGCATATACATTAAATTATCATCCCAATCAAATGAATAATATTTTACTGCCGGAATTAAATCAATAGGATTAATTTTCATTGTGTTTATTTTTATGTTGATAAATTGTAAATTGGTCGAAGTCTCCTTCTCTATCTGCATATTTGAAGTCAATATGACTTAACGTATTCTTTCTTTCTTTTATTATGTTATTAACAACTTTATTAAGATTTACAATTGTACCATCAAAATCTGCAAACCCTTCTAAATCGGAAATTTCTGTATTATTTTGAAATTCATAAATCATTAGTTCGTAGTGAGTTTCATCGTAATCCTTTGGAATTTTACTAATACATTTTTTTATTAGTACTTTGTGTTCTGATGTTATTTTCATAGTTTTTTTCTTTATGAAAACAAAGGTAATAAAAAAAAGGAAAACTTGCCTCCTTTTTTTTATTTTTTTTTCATTTTAATAATTAAATATCTTCAAATGAAGCTCCAGTTGGTGTTATATAGAATGTAATATCTATAAATTCTAAGGATCTTGTTGGTTTAATATAAATTTTACCTGTCATTTGATTTCTATCTAAGTCTGATGTGTCAGAAGAAACTGTAACTCGGAAATCATATAAACCTCTATCTCTTCTAATAGCGTCTAATATTGGATTTACAGAGTTTAAAAAGTCTTGTCTAACTTGTTCGTCATTTTGATCAAACAATAACCTTACAGATACTGCTGAGATTAATTTACGAGCTTGTAATAACAATCTTCTCACGTTAATTCTATCAAGAGCTGATTCTCTTACTTGTAAAGTTTTATTACCCCAAATTACGGTTCCTACATCAGAGAAGGTTGCAATTGGATTAATTCTTCCTTGGTAAAGAGTATCTCTATCTTCTTGAGTTAATTTTTTACGTGCTTTAATTGAGTTTACAATACCTCTTGTGTAACCTGCCGCTGCAAACCAAGGGAACGCAATATTATCTGTTAAGGCTAAATTTCTAGTTACCTCAGCAGTTGCCGGTATATATATTTGTGTATTGTTTACACTATCACGAGTTAACACCCAAGGATAATAAGTTGCGGTATAGTTAGAATCAATTCCTGTTGTTTCTAAATTATCTACCGCTTCTTGAGGATAAATAATACCATCATTACCTGTAGTTGTTGGTAAAAACATATTATAGTCGGGAGTTGTTGTAATATAAAGTGAATCCGCCCTATCATTTTCGATCATATCTATTGTTGATTCAACTAAGTCACTATTATTAAAATAATCAATACCCGGTGAAACAAACACATTAATGTTAACCGCTTCAGGATTAGAGAATGTTTGAATTCCTAATAAATAAGCGTAGTAGTCAGTATTTGCAAAATCTTGAGTTCCATCACCAACAGAAATTTGTTTGAATGCTCCCCAACCAACCGCATTTGGATATCTGTTATCAGGACACGCTCCATTTAAATAACCAGATCTTCCTAAAACATATCTATCACTGTTAGTTCTATGTTCACGATATATGTCCCAACCATCGTAACCCCCTTGTACCAAGAAAGTAAATTTTCTTGAATAAATTCTATAATAAGGACTTGTCGGGTTATTAGGTTCAGATGAGAAATTTGCCGATCCTACATTAAATTTAGGTGTTCCTGATGTTGTAAAGGCATCTGAAATAGTTATTCCTGAAGCATCTTTATCCATGTGGAAACCTTTTGATTTATAACCCCAATCAAGACTTTCAAGATCACAAGTTGAGATTGGATTTCGTTTACCAATATATTCAAAATAATTACCATCCCAACTATTATTATTAGAAATACCTAAATAGGTTCTTCTAACATTATCTCCACCACTTTGAATTGGTGTTCCAAATGGAGGATTAAAGATAACTTCTCCAGGAAAATCGTATTTTGTTTTATAAACAGGAAATGGTGATCTTGCGGTACCATAAATTCTAAAATTAAACCCGTCAAAACCACAAGGAAGTGAATCAACAGGAGCGTCTTCATTCATTTCTACCATAACATATTTAGAGTTAAGTTGGTATTCACCATCTAACGAACCTGTCTTTTTTGCAATAAAATTATTTTGACTTGGGTCCATACTACAGTTAGTAAATTTCTCAATCACAACTGGATTTGCGTCCGTATCGTAATAATCACGAATAAACACATCAAATGTTTGATTTGAAAACGAAATATTACCAATTGATATTTTTATTTCGTAATTAGCCGAATCACCATCTGAAATTGTATAAAATTTAAATAGGTTATAAACTTTTGTACCCCTAAGTTCAGACACAACCCAAGGAGAACTTGGTGTTTGATATTTATCTAAATACCAACCAATAGAATCCGAAGCATTACTTTGTGCAGAATTTAAATCTATTAATGTTGGACTTAATCCTTTAATAAATCCTTTTCTCCAACCATAGTTTAATAAAGCCTGAAACCTTTCTTCAGTAAATAAAGGAACTACTGTTCTTGGTTTACCAAAATTATCTGTACCAAAAACTTTTGTTATATATTGTGAGTCACTTGTTGCAAAAGAAGTTTCAAAGTTAAAATTAACACCATCATCATTAGTAACATTTACTCCAAATGGTAGATATGGGTTTTGTAATACTCCAGAATATTGTCCTGTCATATCTAAAACTACGTTTGCCAAATTAGACACTTCGTAAATTGGGTTATTACCATTTGAATATGTTGATATACCTCTTGATCTAAATGTTGCTACAACTAAATCATCATAATTTGTATATGATGTTCCAGTATAATAATAAATTATTCCTTGGACACTTCCCGAAAAACACTCAACAGGTATGGGTATGGTTGTTGTTGTTGTTGTTGTTGGAACAGGAATAACACAAGGGTCGGTTGTTGTAGTTGTAGTTGTTGGTGCAGTAGTAGTTGTTGTAACCGGAGTAATGTTAGTTAAACCTTGAATAATTGACCAAAATGAAAATCCTGTATAACTTCCACCACCAACATTATCAAATAATGAATAAAACCACGGTGTGTTTGCACCATCACATAAATTATTACCACTAAAAGGTATTGATGGTACACCATAAACGTTTGTTGTTGCGGTGAATGACCCATTAGTTGTTAATGCGTCATAATCGTCATCACTAACACTACCAAAATAACTAATATTTTCAAGTTCGTCCAAATATGGGGTTGTACTTGTTATTGTTTTAAAAATTAATTCTTTTATATTACTATCCAAAGTTGATGTACCACCTTGTGGTGATTCATAACTCACATCCAATAAATCCAATATTTCCTGAGGGAAGTTTGATTGATATTCAATACTAGAAGTTGAATCTGTACAACCAGTAAAATCAACAGAAAAGAACGTCTCCAATGGAATAACACATTGTTGTTCACAATTTACGGTCACTGAACTAAAACAATTAACACCAATTGTTAAACAATCAACATTTGCCTCAGTTACAATTGACCAAGATGGTCCAGCGTCATAACCTGAAAGACCTAAAATTCTTGTTACAAATAATTGATTAGATTGTTGTAAATATGATTTTGCAATGTATGCTGCCTCATATTTTGGAATTTGTGTGTTAATAAATTTTTCGGGTGAAGTCCCCCCAAAATAGTTTTGGAATTCATCATAATTTCTAATGAAAATTGGTTCAAAAGCGGGTCCTTTTAATGTTTCTCCCGCAATACCTAAGGTTGTAACACCAACACTTTGTGCTACGAAACTTAAATCTACTTCAGAAGTGTATACTCCCGGCGATACAAATACTTTACTGTTTGCCATTGTCTTTTTTTATTTAGTTATTTTATTTTCTATATAAATATTAGTTTTTTTCGCAAAAACTTTACTTCTTTGAAACTATTTATAT